TTAAATCCGGGGCTTAATCCCGGTTACCTCAGTCCCGTCTATATAGATCTCCTCTATGATGGATCTCCACAGGCGGCGCTGTTCTTCTTTATCCAGAGATTCGTAGGTTGAAAGAAAATCGCTTTCCAGAAACGACTTGATCCAATCCAAATTGGCCGGACGGTTTTCGGATTCCTGCTGCTTTGCCTTTTCGATCTCAGCCTTTATCCTTTTTGTTTCGGCGGCGTATTCCTCATCGCCGATATTGCCGGCTATAAAGATCACATTTAAGCGGCGCAACTGCTCATTCAGAGCCATGAGGCTCTGAATCTTCGGTTGACGCCGCTTTTGCGTTTCCTGAGCCTCGGCCTGCACGATATAGTTTTCCAGCTGGGATTTTATATTTCCCAGAAGGTATTTTTCAATCTTTCTTTCCGACAGCTGGTGCCGGCAGGCGCAGGTTCTGAGCTTTGAGTTATTGCACCGATAGCCGTTGTATTCCTTGGACCGGTCATTGGGATAGGTCTTAAACGTGGCTTTCATGGTTGCCCCACACCCGGGGCAGCGAATGAGGCCGGTGAACAGATAAACCCGGTCGGGGCGCTGTGTTTTCTTGATGACTTCATGGCCTAGTATGATGCGCTCCCAGTCTGCCCGATTGATGTACGCCGGACAATAGTCTTCGACGCCATGGAATATTCCGGTATATAACTCGTTTCTGGCGGTTGTCATCCACGTGCGATAATTCCGTGTAATTCCATATTTTTCGCAGCAGAACATACCGGCTTTCCGGACACTGCTATATTTTACCACGTAGTCCCAGAAGTCTTGCACGATCATTTCGGTTTCTGGATTCTTTACACAGCGTTTTGCACCGTCTATAACTTGGGGCATATATCCATATGGCCACTGATCAGGCCCTCCGGTGAAGCACCATTCTTTTCGGCGGCGCTTCCCATCGAATACGAATTTAATGCGCTCGCTGGTTCGGTCAGACTCATTTTCCGCGACGGAAAGCATAATGTTAACCTTCAGGCGGCCGTCCGCCGTAGCGGTGTTGTAGTCCTCCATGGTGGCCTGCCAGGTAACATTGTTTGCTTCCAGAATCTCCTGGATTTTGTGATACTCCCGGACGTTGCGAAACCACCTATCCAGCTTAATGAACAGTATCCGGTCGATTTTTCCTGCCTGGACGTCCGACAGAAGCTCCTGCATGACTTTCCGCTTCAGAGCAGGCTTTCGAGCGCTGTGGCCTTCATCCCGATAAACGCCGACTATTTTGTATCCGTGATCATGAGCGTACTGGGTGAGCACTTCCTCCTGTGTTTGCAGGCTGTAGCCTCTTAAGAACTGTTCTTCTGTAGATACGCGCGGATAAAGCGCCACTCGGAGAATTTTTTCAGTGGCAGATCTGGATTGAGCCATTTTTGTCCTTGCCTTTCCGGGGCAAATCTGCTATCATAAAAGGCGCAGAATGCCCCTATTGTGGTGGGTTGCGAACTGCATTGCTCAGCGGTGTTGGTAGCACTGCCGGGCGCCTGAACCGCTTCGGTGTTGGTAGCACCGGGGCGGTTTTTTCAGCAATAGAACGTCGCGGAGCCGAAGAAGGAAACCCATTTTTCAATGACCTCACCGCTTCTGGCTTCAATGATCATCATGATGTTCCGCAGGGTGCGGGCAGGAATCTGGGAATTGTTGTTGCACAGGTAGCAGCCGCCGGCGGCCGTGATCCAGATCTTCGTTGCGTTGGCGGTGGGCGCTCCCTGAGAGACGTGGACGTGAACAGGCTCTAGCGGGTCATTTTCGTTTGACCAGAAGTAAACCCAGTAGGAGCCGATCTTAAAAACCTGAGGCATTGTCGAAGCCCCCTTCCTGTGCGAAACGGAGAATCAGGTGGGCGGTAGAGCGAATGACTTCCTCATACTTCGCCAGTTCCTCCGCCGTCAGGCCGGAAACATCCTGCCATCGGTAGCCGGGGAGAATGCAGGTGCCATAGTGGAAGCAGTCCTTCTCGTCCGGCTTTTCCACGTAGACCTTAACCGTGCCGTCCGGGCGCATTTCTGAGTGGACAATCTCTGCGGAGTCATCAAGGGTCATAAATGCGTACATCATAGGGATACCTCCTTTGGGGCAAAATGATTGCAATTGTTTATTGACAAATAGAAAAATATGTGTTATGACCATCCTGAATAGGGGGAATGGATATGGCCAAAAAAGTGGAACGATATTTTTACCCTGCTGTATTCACGTATGAGGAAGAGCAGGAAATTGCCGTTGTGTTCCCGGATCTGGACGTAGCGACCAGCGGCGAGAACGACGATGACGCGCTGCTTTCGGCACGGGAGTTGCTTGGGTGCGTGATGTTCGGCCTGGAGGAAGACGGCGAGAGCATCCCGGAGCCGACGCCGCTGAGCGCTGTGGCATTGGAACCCAACGAGCGGGTGGTGCTGGTGGATGTGTATATGCCCGCCGTCCGGATGGCGCAGAATAACAAGTCTATCAACAGAACCGTAACCCTGCCGGCATGGCTGAATGCTGCCGCGCTGGAACGGAATATCAATTTCTCCCAGGTGCTTCAGGACGCGCTGAAAACACAGATGGGAATTTAAGTGAATCAATCTGCCGCTTCGGTACTTATGTGCTGGAGCGGGTTTCTTATGCCTGAATACTGTCTAGCTAATTGTGCCCAAATTGGGCACCGCTATTATTTACCTACCCGGAGAGCGACTCCGGGTAGGTATTCGTTTTTATCCTGCAATGTTAATCTCGGTTTTAATCTCATCGCTTGAAAAACTGAGAAATGGCTTGATCTCAATTTCGACCGGGGATGTATCGTTCGTTAAAACGAAAGCTGCCATTGTTTCAATGCCGGCTCCAGGCTTCACGTCACGAATGGAACTGCCAGACAAATCGTCGTCGTGCAGAATTGCGGTTTCCAGCTCAACGCCATCCTGAAATGCGGAGAAGTCGATGGCGAGAGCAAAACTTGTGGCTTTATCACCATTATTTGTGAATCCCAGGTCGAAAATGATGGCTTTCTTTCCCTGGTAGTCTTCTCCAATTTTATAAGAGATGATAGATACGGCATAGTCGTCGATGGTCTGCGCCGTGTCAGAGCCTGGGGCGACGCTTAGTTCTGTAACTCCTCCCTCGGCGATCTCAAAGGTTTTGCCAAGCATTTCATCACTGAAAGAAATAATTTCTTCCACTTCAAATTCAACGGGGGCTGTTTCACTGGACAGCGAATAGGCGGCGACAACATCGATTGAAGCACCTGGCTGGACGTCCTTCATGAGATCGTCGGCGTTGTATACGCTGTTGTCCATGATAATTGCACTGTCCAGCTGCACTCCGTTCTGGTATGCCTTATAGCTCAGGGCGAACATGACGCTCTCGTTCTCTTCAGAGTTATTTGTGAAAGAGAACCCAATGAGGATAGCGGGCTTTCCCGCATAGTCATTCGCGAGCTTGAAGTCGTGAATCTGCACGTCGTAGTCGCCAAGTGTTCCGGCATCTTCAAGCGTGACCGGGGCGGGCGTCGTTGCCGCCGGAACCGTAATGGGGGTTGCGGCAGCGTCGTTGGACTGTGTAGCGCCGCTTGTGGTAGGGGTGGGGGAGCCGCATGCAGTCAATGAGCACAGCATCAGTACGGACAGGATGAACGAAACAATACGTTTTTTCATGGTAAAGCCTCTTTCCTAAATATTCCACCAAGATGACCTTGGATGGTTTCTTCTCAGCCAAACAACCCGTTTATATGCGGGTGCTGTTACCTTACAGCGCTGGTGAACGCCACTGCCTTGCCGAGGATCCGGACGCTGTTCATTTCTTCGTTCCAGTAGACAAACGGTTTATACATGGGGTTCTCTGGTTCCAGAGAGATGTGGTCATCGAAAAGTCTGACACGCTTCAAAGTGGCTTCATTATCAATGAGGACGGCGGCAATTTCGCCGTTCTCTACGGTATCCTGCTGGCGAATGTAAACAACGTCACCGTCGAAGATACGGGCATTTATCATGCTGTCGCCTTTGCAGATCAGCGCGAAATCAGCTTTGATGTGCTTGGGAATGCCGACATATTCCTCAATGTTTTCCTCTGCCAAGATCGGTTCTCCACAAGCGATGGTGCCAACGAGAGGAATCTTGCGCATTTCGGGCATGGGAATTATGTTACTAGCGACCGGAATAGCGGACGTAAATTGCAACTTGTTTACAACGTCAGATTTTCCCAGAAGATAATCCATATCAACATTGAAATAATCTGCGATGTGTTCCAGCGTCTTGAAATTCGGTTCGCGTTCGCCGCGCTCATACATATTAACGCTGCTTTTCGATATGCCGATTTGCTTGGAAAAATCGTACTGGGACAGCCCCTTTGATGTGCGAAGTGACCGCAATCTATCACAAAACTTTGCCATATGGTTCTCCCTCCAGAGGTTATAGTTAGATTGTACACGAAACGTGAACACTAGGCAATAGGCAAAACTAACAAAATACCTGCAAGAATTTAGTGCACAATTTGTGCTCTGATGTGGTTGACAAATGAATACCATATGTGTACAATATTGACAAGAGCACGAAACGTGCACGATGGAGGTGACATATATGAGCATTGGTACAAAGCTTAAAGCGTTGCGTGCACAAAAACAGAAAACTCAGCAGCAGGTGGCAGATGACCTGAATATCACAAAATCGGCGCTTGCTATGTATGAGCGGGACGGTAGAGTTCCAAGAGACGAAGTCAAGGTACGTATTGCTGATTACTACGGTGAGTCCGTCCAGTCTATTTTTTTTAGCGCCTGAGTGCACTAATTGTGCACGACGTGTAAAGGACTAAGCGGGAGGGGGGTGGGGTGATTACATGAGATTCGACCCTAAATGCGCAATCGATGTACTGGCTGCCATCGAAGAAGCTGTCAGCTGCAAAAGCTCCTTTGTCTATATCGCAGGTGAGCCAAAGCCGGAAATGCTAAAAGGGTATTCCCCCGACAAAATAATCTACCACATTCAGCAGTGCGATCTGGCCGGGTATCTCGTTGACTGCTACATAACCGGCAATGGTGCAATGGCCTTCGTGGAAGACCTTCACCCCAAAGGGCATGAAATACTGTTCAACAGCCGAATGGGAGGTGAGGGATATGCAAACCGCAACGTTGATTCTGGCGATCAGTTCTCTGGTGCTCGGCATTGCGACAGCAATTTGTAGGCAGATATGGAAGTGACAGTAATCTTTTTCGTTATCAATTTCTTCGATGAATAAAGTTTTACTGTCAGCTTTTCGCCGGTCGGAATCCTGATTGTGCTGTCACTCGGTACGATCAGGATATCAGCAAAACTCTTTCCGTCTATCCGGACGGGCAAACGGTCAGAAAACCACTGCTCGCAAGAGACTGAGCTGCCTTTCGCGTTCAGGTCGATCTGAAGAAGTTTGCGGCGATAGCTGCCATAGTCTCCATTCCCCAGACTGCTGGATATTGTGATTCTGGAGATGATCACCGGGCTATATGAGCAGTTCAAGATTTTCAGATTCACGACGTCTGAGGCACCTTTCACGTTTGTCGGGCGGAAGATGCCGGAAAGCTCAACTTCGATGTGCTGCCTGTGCTGAATGATATTGACAACGAAGTTGTACACAGACATGACAAAAGCGGCAATAGCTATCGCGTAGGTCACATTATCGCGAGTGCTGAACCATTCCAGGGCTTTATTTACGTAGTTACCCATATCATCGCTTCCTTTTATGGCGATCATATCACAAACGACAGATTTTTACGATAGCTCGACAGAGCGCTAAGAGGGAGGGGGTGAGAGGATGTACATTCACGAAGCCATTGCGGCAACCACGCCGGACAAACCATGGATCACGCGGAATGCGTGGATATCAAACCGGGATGGTAGGGGAATGGATGTCGTTATTCGGCTGATGCCAACGGAAGATCTGTTCCCAATCACAGTTACGGCACGATCTCGCTACGGCTCCAATTCATGGTACCCACTCAAGCAGGATCTGATGGCAAATGACTGGATCCCCATTTCTGCGCCATGCTGGAAAATCAAGTCGAATGTCCCGTCCCTGAAGGATGCGCAGGCAAGAGCTGAGAAGCAGAAAGAAGAACGCCGCCAGCAGAAACTGGCGACGCTTGGAATCTGCCTTCAGATTCTTGTCAGTGTTGTTACAGCGTTGGCGACACTCTGGTTTTTTGAACGGCTATAAATGGCTTTTGACCAGTACCGTAATCAGCGCCGTTAGGAACGACACGACGATTGGAACGACAACGGACTTGAGCAGGAACTGAAGGAATTTGCTGAACAGAATCTGTCCCCGGTGCCATCCGGCGTGCAGCACCTGCCCGCAGCCGCTGTCGCCCATTTCGATGTACCCTTGATCGTCCAAATAGTCCAGTGTTGTCTGGAGCGCGCCGCCGTGTTCGGAAATATCGACGGTTTTCACATCTTCGTTGTCCATGCAAAGTGTGACGGCTTCCAGCCCGTCAAAGTCGATTCCAAAGGCAAGGTCTTCAAGCTGCTGAGCTTCTTTCAGCTTCTTCAGGAGTTTTCTCGCCTGTTTTGTCACATTCCCACCTCCTTCTGCCTGAATTGTAGCAGAATCGCAGGTGAAACACAAGTAGCTCTTAGAAAGGGATGCAACATGTTTGACATACCAAAACTCATGCAGGTTCTTTCAGAAATTCTGTCAGATAAGTACGGCTGCACGATCATCATGACCGCGATTCCGAAGGATCAGGCGGAATGTAAAAGTGATTTAGCCTGACCGGATTCATCCCGGTCAGAGAGGGGAGGGGAATTATGCAGATTGAAACTCAGGTCATCGTCACAAAAAATGCGATCATCCGCATACATCATCCTGACATTACAGACGAGGAACGCGCCAGGCGGATGAAAGCCATTGAATTGGCGGCAATTCGTCTTGTCCGGGCAAACCGCCAGGCCGAAGCGCGGAAGCAGCTGCTGGAAAATGCTGCCGCTGCCCGGGCATAGAGAAAACGTACATAAGAACGCCCCTGAGCCGTGTGGCGAATAACGCGGCATCCCACCGGGGCCTGGATGCGGTCTGAAGACCTCCCGCAGGCGCGTTGGGTTGGACCCTTCTCAACTGAAGGCCGGTTCGATTCCGGTCTCCCGGATACTCTCCTTTCTCCCCATACTGGCACCCCGGAAAGACGGGGCCGCGGCGGGCGGAATCCCGCTACCATGCCCACCGGGGATGATTCGCCCCGGAATGAAACCGCGTATGTTGGCAGCGCGTCGATGGGTGGAACAGCCAGCAAGCAAACGAGGCCCGGCCTATTGGAAGGGGCGCGCCCTCCGCAAGGGTAGAACGCGGTGGCAATGCGGAAGTCAGTTACGCATGACAGCCGGGACAGACCGGCCGTGCGGGATAAGTACAACAAAGGAGGTGCCGATATGTGGCAGGTGGTGACTGAGAGCGGACTGGACGTATTCAGCGGAAGCAAGCCGCAGTGTAAAGCGTACATCCGGCAAGCTCTGAAAAAGGGATCTGAACCAGGATTCCTGAGAATCGTAAAAATCCGGAAGCCGACCGTTTGTGACGCTGAATAAAATCATTCGGCGGGACAGGCTGGTACGGTACTGCACACATGCCGCGACCCGATGGCGTGGGCGTCGGGCTGGGTGAGATAGCACCCTCCCGCAGGGTGAAATCAAACACCCGCCCGGCGGCATAGTGGGGTTCGAGTCCCCCTCGCGGCGGGTCTTGTAGTGCGGACCAATGCCGGAAGCTGAGGGCGTACCGGGGAAGAACAGCCCTCCTATATGGGCAGCTGGCGCATGAGGATGCGCTCCCGCAGCACGGCGGGAGGGAGCAGGTTCGACTCCTGCGCTGCTCTCCACTTTAGCCCGGAGAGGGTGAAAACTACGGATATCCGATACAAAGATCCACGGACGCGCTGCACAAAGTGCGGAAAGCTTCTGCCCGCCGGGCGGAAACGGCTCTGCTATGAGTGCCGCCCGAATAAGTGGTACAAAACTGCCGTCGTGTCGCCCCCGGCGCCGCCGAAGCCCCGGTATACCTTTGAGGAGCAGGACGCAAGGGCGGAAGCCCGGGGGCTTACCTATGGGCAGCTGGTGAATCTGGAGAACAACGGTTTGCCTTTGCCGCCGCTTCGGCGTTCGGTGCAATGGCCGTGGGACAGCCCTCACCGGGGCGAAGAACAAATTTAACAAAGGGGAGGCACTACAATGGCTGAACAGATCCCACGGGAGCAATTCTCCGCGTGGGCAAATATTCCCGCGCGCATCCTGTTTGATCGGGAGATCAGTGATCGGGCGAAGCTCCTGTATGGGCTGATATCCTGCATGTCCAACAGCTACGGGTTCGCGTTTGCCAAAAATTCGACGCTGATGCGGTACTTGAACGTGGAGGAAAGGAGTCTTCAGAGGACGCTCAAGCAGCTGCTGGACGGCGGCTACATACGAATTGAAGACGGGTTAGGCGGGCGCGGAACCCTCCGCAAAATCTTCACGGTGGAAGTCTGCCATCGAAACCCCGTCAATCCTGACGGGGTTAACCCCGCCAAATCTGACGGGGTTATAAATAATAATTGTAATAATAATAAAATAAACAATAAAGCGAGAGCGCCGAAGGAGTATCTGACGGATCAAGGGCTGTTCGACTGGTTCGACAACTGGGCTGTCCGGCTGGACGCTGACCCAGAGGAAACGACGAAGCTCATCGGCGACCTGCACGCATTCGCGGAAATGCGCAAGGCCAAGAAGAAGCCCATCCTGACGGTGAACGCTGCCGGGCGGCACGCGAAGAAGCTTCTGGACTACTCGGCGGACTTCCCGGAGTATCGGCTCGCTGCCATGCGCTATGTACTGTCCCAGTCGGTTGAATCCAACTGGGAAAAGCTTTACCCCATCACGAAGCCGGACGATTTTAACCGCTGGCTGCATGATAACTACGGTGTTCAAGTTGGGCACGTGGAGGAGGTGGAATACTTTGAGTAGCGTTTCCTATGAAGCTTGGATGCAGGCGCAGCAGAGTGTCCTCGGTTCCGTCCTGATTGATGATCGGTGCGCAAGCTTCCTGGTGTTCGGCCTGGCAGAGGAAGATTTCTGCGAGAGTTACCGGTCGCTGTACCGGGCTATCCGGGAGCTGTACACCACCGGAAAGCCGGTTGACCCGGTCGCGGTGCTGAATGTCGTGGGCGACTCATACAAGGATTTCATCGTCCAGCTGATGAAGCTGGCCTTTGACGGCGCGCGGCAGCAGTTCCGCTTCATTGGCAAGGGGCAGCAGCCGCTGAAGCCGTTTGACTATTCCAGCTATGTGATGCCGAGCCAAGTAGACCAATACCCCCAACTGTGCATGGATGTGGAAACTCCGTTTGACGCGGAGCAGAAATAAATCACAAAATTCAAAGAAAGGGTGAAATTACATGAGAACAACCGCAATCTTAAACCTGAAGGGCGGCGTCGCAAAGACCGTGACCACGGTCAACATGGCCGCGATCCTTGCCCGGGACTACAAAGCCCGCGTGCTGCTGATCGATGCGGACTGCCAGTGCAACTGTACCGAATTTTTCGGCGGATCCTCCGATAAGGGGACACTGGCCGACATCCTCCGGCTGTCTGACAGCTACCCCGACCCCGTTACCTTCTGCGCCAACTGCATCCGGGGAACCACCGTGGACGGGGTCAATCTGATTCCCGGCGATGACAGCCTCATGGACTTGGATCTGAGCAAGGTGGAGCTGGGACGGGTGAAGATAACACCGGTGCATGGCGTAAGCGGCAGGACTGCGACACCCTCGCAGACGCCAAGACGTTCATCTCCGGCGTCTTCTCCGCAACCTGATGCCCCAATATGGCCCGGCGGCAACGCCGGGCTTCTCTGTAAGAAAGGAGGCCGCTATGGCCGACTCCACAAAATACTCTGCTGGCGCTATGGCGCTCCTGAAAGCCAACCTGGGCTTCTACGGCACGGACGCTCCTGCGGAGCTGGTGAGCTACTGGGGAAGCCTGCTGGAATACTCCCACGACGCTTTTGCTGACATGGGCATTCCCCTGCAGCCCGGCACGCTGGCGGACGATATGGATCAGATGACCTTTGCCGCCTGGATGTACCGCAATGGCCCCACCGGTGCCGGGAAGACGGAGCAGCTGCGCGGCATTATCCGCAACCGGCAAGTGCAGCAGGCACTGGAGGCAGAAGTCTATGATCTATGACAAGCCGATCACCGTGCTGGCCATGCCGGACACCCAAGGCATCCCAACCAAGGGGTGTCTGGTAAAGAAATTTGACAGCTGGTGTGCCGAGAAGACGGTTTATGCCAGCCGATTCTGGGAGGCCGTGGCCAACGGCAGCCGGGTGGACAAGCTGGTTGAGCTGCCCCTTCATCGGGACGTACCCGCCGCGAGCTATGCCCGGCTGGGCGGCCACACCTACCGGGTGGAGCAGACCCAGACCGGGGAGGACGGCGACGGCCTTCCGGTCACATGGCTGAGCCTGATGCGAATGGAGGACGCATATGACACTTGCTTAGCTTTATCCGTTGCAGCAGCGTCTTCCCCAAGGGTCGCCTTCAGATGCTCATAGCGCTGACGTAAAGCGTCAACCTTTGCATCATTCTGGGCGGCCGTCTCCGCGAGTATCTTCTGTTTGGCGGTCAGAGCGTCGATGCTGTCGGCGTTCCCGTCGAATTCGGCGGATGTGGCCGCCATATCGGTACGGAGCGTTTTCAGATTGCTGTTGATCGCCGTCATGGCGGAGTTAAATTCCTTTTCGCCGCCAAGGACAATTTCTGTTGCAATTTGTCTAGGCGCCACTGCGTGCCTCCTCTCTGGGCGTCAGCACCTCCATCAAGTCCGAGAACATTCCGGGGGTGAGCATCAGGGCTTCTTTGGTGCTGAGGTGGAGCCGAACAGCCGCCGCAGCCAGGAAATAGATTCGCGTAGGGCCGCCGCCCTGGCTTTTTTTTCGGCTTCCTCCCGTTCCAGAAGAACGAGGTTCACCTCCTCGTCCTCGTCCGGCTTCGGAATATCCCGGTGGAAGCCCTGCTCCAGCGCGTCCCGGACGACCTGCCGGAGGAGAACGCTGTCGGCGGCCATAAAGCCGGTACGCAGTTCCTCCAGGGTGAGCATCTGCTGGGGCGACTCCCCACGGTGCCGCCGCTGAAGCTCTCCCTGTGACGCCATGAGTGCCGCCAGCCAGCAGCAGTTTTTCCATCCCTCCAGAGTAGGCTCCAGAACGTGGGTGGTACCGAGAATGTCGGCGGTATAGCCGAACTTATCATAGATGGTGAAAAGCGCTTCCGCCGTGAACGACAAGGCGTAAGTCTTTCCGTTAAATTCAAAGTCAATATGTTTCATATTTCCTCACAATCCGCGTTCACGCAAAATCTGGGTCAATTCCGCGTCCATTGCATTGTAGACTTCCTGTTCGGACTCTTCTGCGGTATTCTCCATGAAGTGCGTCGCGCCGATACGAGGCGAGCCGTATTCCAGAATAAAGGCAACTTCCGCATTAGTACTCTGATAGCTACCATTCGACCGCCGCTTTCCACGCCGTTTCCCGGTGCTGCTTTTCGGATGTTTGCCCGTAGGAAGCACGGAGATTCCCGCGCCGTCCGCCCATACGCGTTCTTTCAGTTTGAAGGAATTTGCCAGCGAGCCGGATCTCTGGGTAAATATTGTGCGGACTTTTTCGATCAGGCGCTCCCGAAGGAGTTCCGCGCCCGGACGAATAATACGCAGGAGATCATCCCCCGAAAGATTCGCCATCTTTTCGAATGTGAGGGCCAGTGCGTCGACGCCGTTATATTTGAACGTTGCCATTACGCCACCTCCGTCTGAAGAATCGTCCGGAAGCAGCCGTAATCCGGATCGTAGCTGCTGCCCTGATCGGAATAGGGCAGCTCCAGCTCGTACAGCAGATCCGTCACCGCATCGATGATGGGGTCGGGGAATTTCGCGGCCAGAAGGTCCAGCTGCACCTTGGGGATTGCCGTCTGGGTGCGGTCGTCGCCGTCCAGCGTCCGGGAGCCGTAGGCCGACCACACCACGCAGGGGCGGACACCCGCCGGCGCGGCGCTCTGATAGCTGGCAGGAATCGCCGCTTTCAGAGCGTCGGAAAATTCAGTAAGCCCTGAATCAGGCTATAGTTGCTCAGCAGAAAGCCGCCAAGGCCGCAAAAGAAAATGCCGATGCTCTGGAAGCAGCCCAGAAGGCCGCCAGAGAGGAAGCAGCGGCGCAGGAGGCGGCCAATAAGTCTGCCAGTGCCTACACTCCCGTCACCCAGAAGGCCGCCGGCGCGGCCAAAACGTTCGGAAGCTCCCTGAAAGCGTTCGGGAGCAAAGTCAAGGAATCGGCCACAGAAGTCAAGGCCGCCGCCCACCATGTGCCCGTTCTGGGCGAGGCGCTGGACGTTGTGGGTGCCGCCGGAAAGGTGGCAAAGGTCGGCCTGCACGCTGCCGGGACGGCCGCCAAGGCCGTCGGCACGGCTTCGGCCACCGCGGCCAAGGGCGTCGCGTCCGCGTCCGCTGCCATGGCCAAGGGCTTCGGTACCGTCGCCGCCGGCGCGGCTAAGGGGCTGGCCGTTGCCACTGCTGCCGCCGCTGCCATGGGTACGGCCGTCATCACCACCATGGCTTCCTTTGCGAAGGAATCCGCTGAGGCGGCGCAGGCGGCCAAGGACGCGGGCGAAACCCTCAGTGAATCCCAGGAGAAGTGGCTGGCCTACTCCGAAAGCCTGAGTGGGCTGGACGCCTCCGTAGCCAGCGCAAAGAGCGCACTGGGTGGTATCCTCCTTCCGATGCTCAGCGATCTGTCCACGCAGGGGGCCGATTTCCTGAACAGCTTCGCCGCCGACATGGAGGCAGCCGGCACGGATACCGCGGCTCAGACCCAGGTGATGACCGACTACATCGTCAAGGGCGCGACCATGATCAAGGAGCAGCTGCCCCAGTACCTGGAAGCGGGCAAGGCCATTCTCGGCGGCCTGGTTGACGGCCTGGGGGAGGCTTCCCCCGAGCTGATTGATATGGGGCTGGATCTGGTGATGGAGCTGGTGGACGGCATTGCGGACGCTGCGCCGGACATGGCGCAGGGCGCTGCGGAACTGATCTCCCGACTGATTACCGGCCTTTCCAGCCGCGCCCCGGAGCTGTCCAAGGCGGCTCTGGATGTGGTGAAAGCGCTGCTGAGCGGCCTGACGCAGAACGGGCCTTCCATCATGGATGGCGGCAGGGAGCTTGTCCAATCGCTCATACAGGGCCTGAGTGAGGAAGGTCCTGAGCTGCTGGACATGGGCCTTGATCTTGTGGAGGAGCTGCTGAACGGTATCATTGATTCCGCGCCCCAGCTGGCGGAGACCGCCGTGGAGCTGGTGGGGCAGCTCATCCAGGGGCTGGGCGACAAAGGCCCGGATCTGATCACTTCGGCCGTCGGCATGGTTTCCGAGCTGATTTCCGGCTTGGGTCAGGCCGCACCGGAAATGATTCCGGCCGCGGTTCAGCTTGTCACCCAGCTGCTCACCGCTTTGGTTGACTCTGCCCCTCAGCTGCTGGAAGCCGGCGTCGAGCTGGTTCTCGGCGTGGTGCAGGGCATTTTCAACAGCCTGAGCGACATCGGCAACGCCGTGGACAATATCGTCACGACCTTCATGGACGCCATGGCCAACAGCGACAGCAAATTCCTCCAGGTTGGCTCAAACATGATCCGGGGAATCTGGAACGGCATTAAGAGCGCAACCGAATGGCTGTACAATTTGCTCTCCGGATGGGTGGATGATACCGTTGGCTGGATTAAATCCAAGTTTGGCATCAAGTCCCCATCCAAGGTGATGGAGCAGGAGGTCGGCATCTGGATGGCGCGGGGCATCGGCTCCGGATTTACGAAGGAAATGCGCCTGGTCAACGCCCAGATGGCCGATGCTATTGATACCTCTTTCGACGTTCCCCAGCTGTACGGCTCCCGCCGGGCGCGGAACGTTGCCGTTACTACGGCCGGCGGCAAAACCGTGAATCTCACGATCTACACGCAGAAGCTCACCGATGCGGATATTTCCATGCTGCTGAACCTGGTCAACGAGAAATTGGGAGAGGATCTATGAGACGGATACGAAAAGTTTATCTTCAAAACGCAGCGGGCGACCGCTGGGGGCTGAACGGCGAAAATGGCGTGTATGTGTCCTCTCTGGCCGGATTTGGCTATACATTGTCGCCCACCTATGCAGACCTCACCCGGGGCTTTTTCCTCGCCGTCAGCGGCGAGAGCGAGCCGCAGGGGACAGTTCCTTTCACGGTGTACTTTACTCGAAACGCCTATGCGGTCTACCAGTCCTTCGTGGACTGGCTGGCCGCTGCCGGAACAGTCATCCTCTGCTACAATCCCACGGGCGACCAGGAATACCGGCGGGATGTGGACGTCAATTTCCTTCAGAAGGGCGAGTTGAACGAGGTCGGCTGGCTGGAAGTCCCCAGCAGCTTTTACGTAAAGACCCCGTGGTATAAGCCCTATGCAACGACCCTTTCCCTGGAGACCGCAGGGGGCGACAGCAGCAAGCGCTACGACTATGTCTATGACAGCAGCTTAATGTACGGCGTCGACAGCTCCGGCTCTCTGGCGGGGGAGCTTCGCGGCGGCGGGCATATCCCCGGGTCTCTGGAACTGAGCTACTACGGCGCAATCACCAACCCCAAAATCAGAATGGTCGGCAACCTCAGCGGCAAGACCTTCGGCATCTGCTCCGTTACGGCAGTTCTGATTGCCTCTGATCGGCTGGAATATTCCAGCCGGCGGGAACAGTCCTATGTCCGAAAAGTCTCCGCAGACGGGACGGTGACGGATCTGCTGGACTCCCTGGATTTGAGTACCACGCCGTTTCCCCACATTCCGGTGGATGAACCCGTGACCATCTCCATCGAGGCGGACGCGGCCTTTACCGGCTCTGCGGATCTCACTCTATTCTACTATTACAGGAGCGTTTGATATGTGGGCATTTGTGAAAAGCTTTGCGACCTATCGGACGATTCGGATGGCCGCCGTCATCTCCAGCGCGCTGACCCTGGACAGTCTCAGCGCCGAGAACAGCACGGTGACGGTGGTGGGGACGGAGATCGGCCAGAGCGACGCGGGAAACTGGCTGGTGATCGACGGCGGCGTCTATTCCATAACCGGCGTGAAGCCCCAGACCGACCGCACGTTGCTGACGCTCACGTCCCCATTGGACGCCTTTTCCCGGCCGCTGGAACTCGCCGAGCAGACCGCAAAGCAGACTGTCGGCAACTTCATCGTTCAGCAGCTGACCGAACACTGGATTGAATGCACGGACACCGCCTATGCGCTGCCATATCTGACGGTGTCCAATTTGGACACAACCGCTTTTTCACCGCCGGAGCTGGACAACAACGACTGCTACAAGCTTTCCGAGTATGCCAGGCTCATGCGCCGCAGCTACCGGGTAACGGTGCGGTTTTCGGACGGTGGTGACGAGCTGCTGTGCAACATCTCCACCCCACCAATCGAAGCCCACAATATCAGCTTTGACGATGGGAAAAGTCAGCTTCAGAACCTGGATTATTCGGCTTCCGGCACTGCTAAACTGACGGTGCTGTGTGACGTAGATACCGGAGAGAAGGACGACGACGGGGAGCCTATCGTTTCCCGGCAGAGAAGCACCTGGTATCTTGCGGAGGACGGCGCTGTATCCCAGACGGTTCCCGCCCGCCGGGCTTCGGGGACGTGGGACACGATTTCCGTCAAAAAGCTTGAAGAGGTGGAGACAAAAGTCATAGAGACTTTTGCCAAAAACAAGACCAACCACAAGCTGGAATTCTGGAGTACTCTGAATCTCAACGTACAGGATAATTGCACGTTTTATGCCTATGGTGAGATCCTCCGTTCCTACATCTCCTATAAACGGAAAAGCAGCGAGGACTCCCGTTACTATTACAAGTCCGGTGAGCTGGCCACTACGGCCACAGAAAAATTGAGAGGAGTAATCAAATGAGTGCGAATTTTACCGGTGTGACATTCCCCAATCAGAAGGTGACCCCGGCCAACGATGCGGTTATCCGCCGCGCCATCTTTGACGACGGCATCCTGACCGGCTGTGATCTGAGCTATTCCGGTTCTACGCTTACGATGACGGCGGGGCAGCTCATGATCTGCGGGCGTCAGATCATCCACCCGTCGTCCCAGAACTGGGCAGTAACCGAGGCAACTTCCGGGTATGCCCGGCTGGTGCTGACGATCGACGTCACCCGTACCAGCACGAAGGACACCTTTGATCAGGTGGTGGACGAAATCCAGTATGCTACGGATGCGAACGGATTTGCTGATTTGACCACAGCCGACATCAACGCTACGGGCACCAGATATCAGGTAGCCGTTTGCGTGGTGTCGCTGGGGCCTGGCGGTATTACCGGAATTGCAAGCAAGCTTGACGTGACGGAGGGTGGTGGGGCGGGAGGTAATTTAAAGGTTATAGCCCTTGCTGGAGTAGCTGTGACTGTGACGAATGGTAGCAAGGTTAAACAGAAGGTTGCAGATGCTGCCGGTGTGGCGATGTTTACAGGGCTGGAGACTGGCGCGTGGACGGTGACGCTCCCTGCGGACGTGTCGCCTCCGACGCGGACTGTGGACATAGATGTGGATTATGTGGTCGTAATCGCGTATTTCTCTGCCACCATCAACATCACCTATCCCGCCGGTTCGACCTGCACTTGCTCTGACGGCACAACGACCCTATCCGCCCCTGATACCAGTGGTACATGGACTTGTATTGTACCGAACGCCGGGACGTGGACGGTGACCTCCACAAGTGGGGCGGAGACCGACAGCAAGGCTGTAACTATCACCACGGATGGTCAGAGCACCTCTGTGGAGCTGAGCTATGCGCTGTTCCTGTTCAAACCCAATGCCCCGAGCGACATTATAGCCGGTGAGTGGGAAATACCTGGGAAC